GGTAATTTCACTGATAGAGTTCGAATGTGGATGGTTTGTTCCCTGTCCTATATGCAATAAGTGCATGGAAAGAGCAGACATTCTTTATGAAAAATGTAGAAAATGCATTTATGTCTACGATAGATGCAACCACAAAGAAAAGGATAGAAACTTAATGATTAAACGAAAGAACTTTTCTCTAAAGTTTTCTCAAGAAGTTCTAGATGAAATAAAAAAGATGGGGGAACTTGCAAATGAAAGCTAAGGACGTATTTAAGCTTCTCAAGAAACCAGGAAACACACCAAAGATTGGCAAAGATGGAAAAGTAAAGCAAACCTCTCAAGGGTCAACTTCAAAGAAGAGGAAGTGATCTGCATTAAAGATATTCTTGCAGAAAGAAGAAGACAGGTTTCAGAAGAGTTGGGAATCCCAGAGGATAAAATAAAGATTTATCCCTATAGGGCACCAAGGGGAACAACCTTTCCAACTCCTAGACAGATACAAGCCGCACAACAGTTCATGCAAGATCCAGAACTACAAAGAATTATCACTTCCTATGAAATAATAGAAAGACAGGAGGAAGTCATTGAATGGCTAAAGGAAAGCACGGAGAATGGGAAAAAGAATCAATCAAAGACTTCACTAAAAGAATGAATACACCAACATATTGCCAACTTTGTGGAAAAGAAATTATCGCCTACGGCGGAGCTCTGGATAGGTACCAGACAGAAATAAGGGAAGAAGCTCATCTTGAATGCATCAGGCTTTACCAAGAAAAGAAAAGACAAGAATTCCTTGAGCGACAAGATCGTTCACAGCCCTAGGTACGGAGAAGGAAGTCCTGCTATCGTTTGCAGAGAATGTGGATTCATATGGGACTTCGAAATTAATGAGTCAGTTATTTGCCCAGAATGTAAGAGTAACAAGATAAGATCAGCAACCCTATTAGAGTATATAGATCTTATGCATGAAAACTTTTTGGAGGGTTTATATAATGGAGATTAAAGTTCAAGGGGATTTAGTACTAGTAAAGGTCGTCGAAGAGTCTGAGGTTAGGCCAAGTGGATTAATCCTAGCAAACATCAATGAGGAGCCCTCTCAGCTTGGAATAATAGTTGCTCTCGGTGATGGAGTTCGCTATGAGGATATCGTCCTAGAAGATGGACAAGTAAAACGTATAGTTAAGAAGAGACCAATTTACGGTGTAAATGTTGGAGACAAAATTATCTTTCCCAAATGGGCAGGAGAAAAAGTTGAAATTGGAGAAGAAGAATATCTATTTATTAGAGAAGCTCATATGCTCGCTGTAGTGGAGGAGATTTCTTAATGGACTACGTCTTAAAATCACTTTTAATTATAGTTATTCTTCTTCCTGAGATATTTGGTCTCTTCGCTGTCCGAACATCAATCAGAAGAAGCTCTCAATCTATTTGGGTAAGAGACTTTAAGGTAATCTTTATCGCCCTCGTCATCCTTGCGGTGAGTAGGCTTGCGGTATACTTTCTAACATTGTTGTAAACTAGGAGGAAAACCTACATGCGAATATTGGTAACTGGAGGAGCAGGATTTATTGGCAGTGCTTTTGTTAGATACATTTTGGATAAGTATCCTAACTACCAAGTAAATGTAATTGATAACTTGAGTACAGGAGAGCTCTCCAATTTTGGTCAATGTCATTCTAATCCAAACTTCCAGTTCTTTTTGGGAAGCATATCAGACTATTTCATTATAGAACTATTAGTAGAAAACGCTGATGTAGTTGTGAACTTTGCAAATTCAAGGAACCCCTTAGATATGGTATCTACGAATTGCGAAGGAGTACAGATTCTATTGGAGTCTATAGCAAAATCGAAGACCAAGCTATTGCATATTAGTGATTACTCTGTCTACGGAGGCTATGGAATACATCCTCACAGGGAAGATAGTCTTTTGTCTCCGAATTGTCCACAACACGCAAGTCAAGCCGCTGGAGATATCCTGGTCCAAGGCTATAACAAGAACTACAACCTTGCATCAACCATAATAAGGTTAGTTACTCCTTATGGGCCATTTGGGAATCCAAAGAACAATCATGTTTCTAAGGCAATAGCAGACGCAATCCTAGAAAAGCCAATTACTATACCTAACGGAAGTTATGAATTTATGTCCGTCGAAGACCAGTGCAAAGCCATAGATAGGATTATGCATAGTAAGAATCATGCTCCAATTCTAAATGTCGGGTCTGGACATAGACACAACATGACAGAAATCGCTCACATGATACAGAAGGAGCTAGGACACAAGGGTAATATTATAGTTGAAAGGTCCACTCCCCCTGTGCAATACGGAATTGACTCAAGTAGGGCCATCCATGACATCGGAAACTATCCAACAATAGACATAAAAAAAGGAATTAAAAACACTGTCCGTTGGTATAAGTCAAATATGTCATGGTGGAAGGACCTGATGTAAAATGAAAATAGAGTTTAGCCAAATCATGGATTATGTAAAATGCCCCATTATCTACTTGGTAAAAAATGTGTATGGTATAACTAATGAAGACTTGAACACACAGTTTCAAAGGGAAATGAAAAAAGTAATTAATCATTTCTTCTTTAGAGTTATGGACAATACAATTGTCTCGGTAGATGTTTTGAAAAATAAGTGGGAAGCTCTGTGGTTTGACAGTAAAGGAATCGAATTAGAGGATGTACTGTTTAGGCATCATGAGACAAAAACAAAAATGGGATACCAAGGGGTCAACATGATTGAAAACTTTCACAGAGCAAACTATGACGACCCTGGTGTCCCACTAGCCGTAGACTTTGATTATGAGGTTCCTATTGGAAAACACATCGTAACAGGAACACTAGATCTTGTCAGAGAAATAAAAGAAGGATATGCAAAGATGGTTGAGGTTGTCCACTTTAGCACGAGCAATTATGTTCCAGACGAGTGGGAAACCAAAACGAATCTATACACAACATTGCAATCCTATGCCTTTAGGAAGGAATTTCAAACCAAAGAGCAAAGACTAACGTACTACCTGCTAAAGACAGGAAAAACAATCTCTACAATAAGAAGTCCTGATGACTTTTCCAGGCTTGAAAACTTTGTTAATTTTGTTTGTACTTGCATTGATGCAAATTTATTTTACCCAAGACCAACATACATTTGTAGAAGCTGTGCAGTTAAAGAGTTCTGCGAACAATGGGGAGTTAAATAAGGAGGAAGTTATTAATGACTAAAGAAGAAAAAATTGCCATGCTACAGAAAGAATTGGAAGATTTGCAAAATAGTGAAGAGGTTATCGAGCACGTAGATGAAGTTCTTGATGAAGAAATTGAAGATGCAGAGTTTACTGAAGCTCCACAAGAGGATCCTAAAGTTGTAACCATGATTCATCTCGGATACAGGGAAGACGGAAGTCTAATCTTCAGCGTTGAAGGAGAAGCTAATCTCCTAGCCATTGAAGGTCTTCTAAAATATGCAGACAGAGAGATGAAAAAAGTATGGGAACAAAAACCCTCAGATAACCATGTAAGGGAGAAAAAACATGAAAGTAATTAAGCTAATCGAAGATGAAGGTTTTGAAGTAGATTTAAAGGATATCCAGGAAACAAAGAATCCTGGAGACGTCCTTGAAAAAAACTGTAACAATAACTTTCCCAAAAAGGAGTGCGACAATAAGAATGAAGACGCTGGGAGTGGATGTAGCGACTAAATTTACTGGTTGGTCCATTCTTAGCGAGAATTTATTGGTTGGTTACGGAACCATAGACGGAAGTAAAATAAAAGAGGTTGAGCATAGACTCAACCTCTTATACTTAAATCTATATGAGATAATCAAAGAATTTAAGCCAGATACTATTGCCGTAGAGGACCAATTCTTTAGTAGAAATATGGACACTCTTAAAAAACTATCACAAGCTAGAGGAGTTGTTATGCTTATAGCATCTCAGCTTCAATTGCCTCTATATATAATAACACCATCTGAAGCAAAGCTTGCCATTTGCGGAAAGGGTAACGCAAATAAAAATGAAGTTAGAGACGCAGTAAAGAAGAAGTACAACATCGATAAAATCAAGGAAGACGAAGCAGACGCAGTAGCAATAGCCTTTGCAGCTATAATCAAACACAGCAAGGAGACGATAGCATGATAGAATTCTTCAAGAATGATGCAGGCGTAACGATGGAACTAGAAGACCTGGTCTCCTTAATAGAACATGATCTTCTGGACCGAATAGTAGACATTATCATTTCTCTAGAGAGTGGAACTTTAGACAAAGAACATATGACTCCTTACTACATGAAAAGACTCCTGGGGCTTGGAGATTCGGATAATTAATGAATACAAATAGCCCAGAATGGTATGAGTATATTGACAGTCTAATTTTTAGGTTCCAAGAAGGAGAAAAAAATATTGGCATTGAACTAATTGAAATATTTAGGGCCTACCTAAATAAATATCTTAAGATCATAAAGTCTGCAAATCTTGACCTTGATGACAGAGACTCAAGAAGATTTATATCCTTATATATTTCTGATCCTGAAGTTCGAAAAGCCCTTAGATATCATAAACAGTATGCTGACGTTCAAGCAGAGGCATACAAAGCTGCTAGGCGACTTAAGGGAATATGCGATTCAATACCAGAGGAAGATATAGAGCAAGAGCTTATAGCCTCTCTTTTTACTTTAGCAAATAGATATAAAAAGAAAGGCACTAAGAAAAACTTTGCTGGGTATTTGTACAACGCATATAGGTTCGAAATTTATAGAAGGATAAATGAGCTAACTAAAGATCCCGTTAGCTTTGGTCACTTAATTAACTTGTCCTATAACGACTCTCAAAACATTACAGAGATAGAGGAGCATCCACTACTAATCGCTGAATTCGAGGAGCTCCCCCATGTTTTAGGGGATGAACTTAGTACAAATTGGATATATGGGAGGGTTTCAAGTGAAGTATTTGAAGATTTGACTCCCTTTGAAAGACTCATTCTCAAGCTATATTATTCTGACGGTTTCCTTGACCAAGACATTGCAGAAAAGACAGGCTATCACAGAAACTGGATCTGCAGAAGAAGACACAAGGCAATTAAGAAAATAGCAAGGAGAATGAAAGATGAAGAAAGAAAAGATAACTAAATGCATTGAGTGTGGCACTGAGATGGAATACAAAACAAACCCTCCAAAGAGGTGCCCACCATGCAAAACAAAAAGAGCTAAAAAAAAAGGCAAGGCTAACAGAAATAGAAAGAAAAAAACATCGCCTTATAGATCTAAAGAGTACTTAATGTTCACAATCCTAGATGAAATTTTTACCAACGAATATTATATAAGAAACGGATATTATTCATTTTTAATAAGTCCTAAGGGAGAACCGATGCAGCTGGATATTTTTTATCCAGATAGAAAGTTGGCGTTTGAGTACGACGGTCGCCAACACAGCGAGTACAACCCTTACTTTCATAAGACAAAGAAACAATTTAAATACTTACAAGAGTGTGATATCTTGAAAGATAAGATTTGCAAAGAGATGGGTATCACGCTAATTAGAATATCTCACGACAAGAAGATCACTAAGGATCTAATCATAGAAAAATTAAAAAAATCAGGGGGAATTTAGTTAATGAGAGCAGAGCTTGAGTATGGAAAAGATGGTAGCATTAATCTTGAAAATGTACAAATCGTAGAACTTGAAAGAGATAAGAGATGTATTTCTGGCAGTGCTGAGATTGACCTTGGCGAGAATCCAACCGAAATATTGAAAGTGCTGAACAAAGCCTTCTGGACTAATGGAACTGAGCGCATAGCAATCTGTATAGATAGAACACCAGAAGACAAGCTCAACGATCCAGACTTCCTATATAAAGATATCTTATATCTTAATAGTGTTGTTATCCCTAAGATTAGATCTAATTCTAGGAGGGCCTTCATTAATTTTTTCTCTTTCGACACAGAGAAAAAAAGGAAGATCGATGTAGACAAAGTGGTTTCAGCCTATGCAGATTTTTATAGAAATACAGATGATATGGACAAAATCTTCTCTTCAGAAGATAAGCCTCATAAAGATCTAAAAGAAGGCTGCGCAGACTTGGACGATGTTTTCTACTATATAACAGTAGGAGATAGGAAAATTTCATTCCCCGAATGCATTTCTGTCTCATGGGAGAACTCACCTTCAGGTTCTCACGGAGAAATCATATATTCTTGTTCTTGTTGTACTCCAGAAGCTGTAAGATACTTGATGGATCCTACTCAAAAAATTAATCTGGTTGTTGGTCATATACTAAACAATGGACAAATCTCTGAGAGAGTATTCCAGGACGTGGAGTTTAAAAGCTCTTCTGGTCTCTCATGTATCTATGACAAGAGTCCAGAAGAAATTATTACATGGAGCGCTAAAAAATTTCTTCCGCTAGAGAATATTGGATAGGAGAATTCATCTATTGAACCTAAGAGGAATAAATCTAATAAAGAGAGTATCGGAAGCTATCTCTTTCCAGAGGAGAGAGGTCTATTATTTTGATACCCCAAGACAAATAGGAAAAAGCACGGTTTCTGCTATACTGTCAAATATGGATGTTCTCGTCTTTGCGGTCAATCAAGTTTCTGCGTCACACCTATGTAAGTTAGGCGCAAAAAGAGAAAACGTTTTTGTCGATATGTGTTGCTTTGAAACAAAGGGAGTGAATCTGTCTAAAGCAACAGCAATCATCTTCGATGAAGGTTTCCACAGAGAAGATTTGGAATACGACATCCTCTCACTTCGATCTCTCGGATATAAAGGCCCAATCATCGTATTAGGAACTAGCAGGGAGATGGAAATGATTTGTCATGAGCTAAGGGGAGAAAAGCCTGGAATAGCTATTGGCCACTAGACCTTTCATATTTCTGTCACAACCCATTGAAAAATTTCTAGTAGTGTGCTATAATAAAGTTAGAGATAATTTTAGGAGGAAGCGTTTTGACAAATAGCTTAACAGAGATGCTTAACAATCACCTACTAGACAAGAAGAAAAAGAATGATGAAGAAAGAGCTGAGATAGAAGCTAGAAGAAGAGAGTCCAAAGAGTTTAAGTTCTATCCAAGTAGCATCGGCAAATGTCCTAGAGAAATTGTGTATGCAATGCTTGGATACCCTAGGCCAGAAATACCGTCCAGGGTTCTAAGAATCTTTGATAATGGAGATAGTATGCACGAGCGATACCAAAATTGGTTTGCAGAAATGGGTATCTTGATTTCCCCTGAGCTTCCAATTAAAGATGATGAGTTAGGAATATCTGGCAGGACAGACGCACTCATTAGGCTAAATGACGAACTAATACTGGTAGAACTAAAAAGCTCCAATGCCAATCAATTTGAAAGGATGCAAAAAGCAGGAGCTCCAAGAGAAGAATTTTCTCAACAGCTTCAGTTGTATCTACACTTGACAGGCATAAAAAAAGGCATTATTCTAATTGAGAATAAGAACGACCAAAGTATACTAGAATTCGAAGAAGAATACGACAACACAATGGCAAATGAGCTGGTAAGAAAAATTAGAAGCTGTATACACCACGCCAAAGAAGGTACTCTCCCAGATAGACCATTCAACAAATCTAGTTTCGAATGCAGATACTGTGACTTCAACACAGAGTGCTGGCGGACATAAAAAATG